CAGAGAAGAGGCTTATCAAGGAGGACACATACCGTACTCTTTCTGGCATGGATCAGGCTGACTCACATGAAGCATTCTTATATAATATGCTTATATCGTGGGGCAAAGCCTTGATCGCATCGTCAAACCAAGAAGTGCGACCTAATGTCTTCCAAGTTAAAACTCATCCGTACTCCGACAGCCACATGAATGTTGCACTAGATCAAGGCCATAACGTGCATGCGTACGACATAGATTTGGGTTATCCTGTAACAGAAGTTGAACTAGTTCACGCTGCTTTTATGATACGAACGAAAGAGGATTACTGGAATAGGCCTTTTGTGCTACACTATTCTGCGCTCGCTCCTACCCAAGAAGCTTTCTACTTGATGCACACTCTTGGCAGGACGAACACGACAGCGCTCAACTTTGATATAGACATCCCATCTCTTGATTCTGATCTGCTCTTGCTTGACCCAATAGGCGGGGGCGGCGTCGTTACTCTCAACTTCGAGGAGATAGACTGGAAAGATCATGACACGATGTGGATGTACATAACTGACTATGTGAAGCTCAATAGGCTTGAAGAACAGTTCGCGGCCGTCTTAGAGTCATTTGGTACCATGTTTGCACACCCTATGTGGTCTTCAATTGAGGCGTGTATTTACCAAAACGTCACACTTCAGATTACTTTGCCTGCGTTTTCACCTACTCGTGCCAGGATACATACTGCTCTCGAGGGTGAGCCGTTTGTACCTGAAGCAGGACCGGTAGAGTTCATTGTCGAACAAGGCCGTATGCCGAAACAGTTTTTACAGTTCTCAGCAGTGGCTAACTACTACATGTGGTATGGACACTATGCTATGTATCACAATGCCGCTAGAGGCCGGCGTGACTGGAAAAACGTCTTCGGCTCTATAGACCATGACCTCGACATTTTGCGCTCACCAGTAGCTAGGGCTGCTAGCATATCTGCTATCACCGGACAAGAATTTACGACTTTTATGAATGAAGGTTGTAACGTCACTTTAAATTTTGAAGATCTATATGATTCGGGTTGGAAAGTGACCGGTGAGGAAAAAGATCATGCTATACGCTCTCCTGTCGAGATAAATGCTATACCAGCACCTGTCTCGGGAAGTCTGATTCTAGGTGCTGTTGCCGGTGAGTATGAAGTGCTGCGACACTTGAGAGGTTTGCAGACGATACCTGTATCACAGTTCAGAGGCCAGATGGTTCCGAA